GCTGCGGTCCTGTCACGTTTGACCTCGAGCACTGCATGGTGGGTCCAGACCGATGCGCCCGAGGGCATGAAGCTCATGATGCGCCGCGGCCTTGAAAAGACCATGGAAGGTGACTTTGAAACCGACACCATGCGCTACAAGGCAACTGAGCGTTATGACGTTGGCTTCACTGATCCCCGTGCCATGTACGGTACGCCCGGCGTCTAAGGAAACCAGGGGGCTTCGGCCCCCGTCTTATAGGAGTTAAAGCATGACTACGACTCGGTTTCCTAATGGGGTCACCAATGTGGGTGAGCAGTCGCTGTTTGCCGAATTAGGGCAGCCAGCAGCTACGAACTTCCACACCTACTTTGAAGACTTCGACTACTACACGGCTGGCGACTGGACTGTCACGGAAACAGACGCAGGTGCAACGCAGGCACTGACTGATGGCGATGGCGGCTTGCTGCTCATCACTAACACCGCTGCTGATAATGACCTCGTGTCCTTGCAGAAGAAGGGTGAGTCATTCCGTTTTGCCACTGGTAAAGCTCTGTTCTTCGAGGCCCGTTTCAAGGTAAGTGATGCCACGCAATCGGATGTTGTCATCGGTCTTCAGATCACTGACACCACCCCGCTTGATGTGACTGATGGCGTCTTCTTCATCAAAGCTGATGGTGCTGCGACGGTTGATTTCCTTGTTGAGAAAAACAACACGGCAACGACTGCAAGCGCTATTGCCACGATGGCTAACGACACCTTCATCCGTCTTGGGTTTTACTATGACGGCGCATCAGCAGTGCAGTATTTTGTCAATGGCACCTACACGGGTAGCTCAGTGACAACCAACCTGCCTGATGATGAGGACATGACAGTCACCATCGCAATCCAGAATGGTGAGGCAGCCGCCAAAACCATGACGGTGGACTACGTTTATGTAGCCAAGGAGCGGTAATCATGGGCCAATTCAAGCCGATGGTCAAAATGATGACCACTGAGCCTTCAGTCATTCTGAAGCTCAAAAAAGGCGGTCATGTTTCCATGAAGCATGGTGGCAAGTCGGATGGCCACAAAATGATGAACGGCGGCGTGATGGCTGGACTTGCTGAAGGCCCGGCTCCAAGCCGCATGCAGATGGGTCAGGGTACGTTACCTGGCCGCGCACCTGCACGTCCATCATTGGCCATGCGTCGCAAGATGGCGCGCCCCATGATGAAGGAAGGTGGCGAGTCCAAAGCCGAGCACGCAGCCGAGATGAAAAAGATGGCAGGCACTGAGGCAAAGCTTAAAAAGCACGCTTCTATGCCAGCATCGAAGGCCCACAAAGGCCTTGCAACCGGCGGTGTGGTAATGGGCCAGGGTGGCTACAAAGATGGCGGCATCATCAAAGTAGCAGCATCCGAGAAGGGCGCCAAGGGCTATGACAAAACCAAGATGGACACGGCTGAAGGTGAGCATCACACGCCTAAAAAGACGGGTGAAGTGTCCATGGGCAAGCCTGGTGGCTACAAGCGTGGCGGCTCTGCTTATGCCAAGGGTGGCGGCGTTGAGGGTAATGTCTCAACGTCCAAGCCTGGTTTAAGCAATACCACCACGGGCGAAGTCAAGAAGGGTAATGCTGGTGGCTACAAGAAAGGTGGTGCCTTAAAAAAGCACTACGCTACGGGGGGGCTTGTTGATTCAGGCAAACCCGTAGCCTACCCCAAGCACCCAGTATCCAAGCCTGTAGCTAACACCATTCAATCGGGCACGTTCAAGAAGGGCGGCAAGGTCAAATACGACACGGGCGGTAAAGTGGACGTATCCAAACCTGTTGCTGATCCCGAGGCCACCGCGGCGAAAGCCAAACGTGAGCTTGAGGATGCCTTGAATCCCGTAAGCATGGTCAAAGAGCTTGGTGGCAAGTTAATGGACAAGATCCGCGGTAAGGGATCGGTCACTGAGACCAAAGAATCGGTCACAGTAACACCACCCCAAGCAAGGCGCAAAGCAGGCGGCGCGTGCTAGATTGCGGGGGCTTCGGCCCCTGCATCACATTGAAGGACAATCATGAAGGTAGTGACCGTATCCAAGACTGGTACAGGCTCAAGTAGCACCGTGGTCATGAATACCAACATCAGCCCGTTCAATGTGGGCTTTGGTGTCACGGTATCAGGCACGGTTGATTACACCGTCCAGCACTCATTTGACGACCCTGCAGGCACCATTTCCAACTGGTTTAGTCATCCCACGGTGGCTGGCGAAGTAGCTGCTGCTGATGGCAACTATGCATTCCCGGTGACGGCCATCAAGCTGCTGGTCAACTCAGGCTCTGGTACTGCAACGCTTAAACTCATTCAAGCAGGTATTTGATGGCACCTGTTGGCTACTCAAGCGTTGCCAACCAAGCCAATACCTCGGATGGCTTTGCATTAGGCGTTGGTGCCCAGAATGTCATCGGAGGCACTGACTACGGCCTTGATGTTGGCGATGATGGTGTAGTTGATACTTACGGCACCCTGCCGCCAACCACGTTTTATATCCTGGATGAGACAGCGCCAGGGTATGTGCTGCAAGAAGACGACAGCAAAATTGTTTTGGAGCAATCGTAATGGCCGACCAGAAAATTAGCGCAATGCCAGCAGCCGCAACGCTGACGGGCGCAGAGCTTGTGCCGTTAGTGCAAAGTGGCGCGAATGTGCAAGCAACTATCGGTGATTTGCGTGCGTTTGGCGCAGCTTATGGCGGCTTTAGCAGCACCCAAGATCAGACGGGAAGCACCACTGCTGGCACGGCCATGACTTGCAACACTACGGATATTGCCGATGGCATTACCCTGGTTAGCAATAGCCGTTTTACGGTGCCCAATGACGGCATTTATAACTTTCAGTTCAGCGCCCAGTTCAAGAATGTCGCTAACGAGCAGCACATTGTCACGATTTGGATAAAGGTCAACGGTTCAGATCTTGCCAACTCATCGACGCAAGTTACGGTGCCGGCGCGTAAGAATGCAGGCATCTTTGGTTTTGCGGTGGCCGCCTGGAACTTTTACTTAGATTTGAACGCCACTAACTATGTGCAGTTGTTTTGGCTGCCTGAATCAACGGATGTAACACTTGAAGCATTGCCATCAAGTGTGACGCCTGCTTATCCAGCTATTCCTTCGTTGATTGTTACCATGGGGCAGATAGCTTAAATGCCTGCCAAGACTAAAGCGCAGTTCCGGCTGATGAAAGCGGCTGAGAACAATCCCAAGTTTGCCAAGAAGGTTGGCATTAGCCCCGATGTGGCTGCAGAGTTTACGCAGTCCAACGTGAAAGGGAAATCGTATGCAAAACTTCCTGAAAAGCTTAAAAACGGCGGTCCAAGCCTGGCGATTGGCCGTGGTGAAAAGCTTCCGGCAGATCAAGGAGCGGGTCTTACCGCCAAAGGCCGGGCAAAGTACAACCGAGAAACAGGATCAAACCTGAAGGCCCCACAGCCCCAAGGAGGGCCAAGGCGTGACTCGTTTTGCGCACGCATGGGTCCTGTTGCACGCAAATCAGAGCCTGGCTCGAGGGCTAGGGCGTCCATGAAGCGTTGGAACTGCCCAGGGTGGTGAAATGGCCTATTCAGATACTTACGGTCAGGTTTTTAACGTCCAAACACTTATCGATCACGCTGCAAGACGGTGTGGCAAGCTTGCTGAAGAACTAACAAGCGAGCAAGTTGTTGCTGCTCGGCAGGTGCTGGGCATGACCCTTTCAAGCCTAATCAATCTTGGCATTCAATATTGGGCAGTTAAGAAAGAAGTTATTGGCCTTACACCCGAAAGATATATTTACAGCTTGCCCGTTGGTGCCAATGACGCCCTGAATGTGCTCTATCGCACCATGCAAAGGCCCACGCCCAACAGTGGTGGCGGTTATACATCATCAGATGGCGGTATTGTTGGCCTTGCGTTTGATAACAACATCAATACTTATACGCAGCAAACGGCAGCAAACGGCAACATTGCTATCAATTACGGCACAGACAATGCTGTTTATGCCGGGTCTATTGGTGTCTTGCCTTATGTTGCCGGCGGCGGCAGTGCTACATGGAATTACACATTAGAATATTCCAGCGACAACATTACTTGGAATACGCTAGAGAATGTTGGCAATACGCTTGTTACTGATAATCAATGGCAATGGTATGACATTGATCCTGGCCAACTCGTTCAGTATTATCGGATCAGGGCTTACAGTGGAACGACGTTAGCCCTTAGAGAATTTTATGTTGGCAATCAATCGCGTGAAATCCAGATGTCACGATTGAATCGTGACGATTACACCAATCTGCCCAACAAGAACTTCACAGCCAATCAGCCTTATCAGTATTGGTTTAACAGGACCATACCGCAGCCTGAAATTTACTTATGGCCGGTTCCTAATGAACCATTTGTTCAAATGGTGGTTTGGTATTCCAAGCAAATCATGGATGTGGGCGATTTGACTGATGAACTACAGATCCCTCAGCGATGGTATTTGGCCACCATGGCCATGCTCAGTCACCAGCTATCCTTGGAATTGCCACAAGTACCACTGGATCGAGTTCAGTATCTTGAGGCGCAGTCAACCAAATATCTGACTGAAGTTGAGCAAGAAGAACGTGATCGCAGTCCGATCTACTTCGCGCCCAATATCATGCCTTACACATCCTGACCATGCCAGTTTTTTTGAATACAGAGGGGCTGTCAAGTGTAGCGATTGCGGTGTGTGATCGCTGCAAGATGAAGCGTGCCTACGTTGTCATGAGGCCTGATCCCAACTTTCCAGGCCTGCAAGTTTGCGATGAAGGATGTGCCGATCAAAAGGACCCGTACAGATTGCCAGCCAGGAAAACTGAGCGCATTAATCTGCGGTTCCCAAGGCCCGATGTTTCCGTGGCCGTTGATCCAAATTCGATCTTGTCAAACGGCGTTCAGCAAATTGTTTTGTCTACTGAGCAAAACACAGAAATACCTGAAAATGACGGTAATGTTGATGGCATAAACCTCCAACCTAGTCCATAGCCATGCCCAATCAGACCATTACCCAGCTTCCAATTGCTAATCCGTTAGCAGGTACGGAAGCGGTGCCTATTGTTCAGGATGGCGTTACGGTTCAAACGACAGTTGCAGACATTGCCGCAACGCCTGTCACAAATTACAGTTTTCTCACCGCTACATCGGAAGGCTCATTAACTCAGTCGCGCCAACTAACAACTTCAGGCAGTGGTTTATCGCTCGTCGATAACGGCGCTGGCTCAACCCTTGTTCTAAGCCTTTCTGGGGCCGCTGCAAGCCTCGTAGCAGCAGGGACGGGTATTCAGGTCAAGACGAACTCAACAACGCTCACAGCGCGGTCTATCGCGGCTGGAACAACGGGTTTAAGCGTTACGGACGGCGATGGGGTTGCAGGCAACCCAACTATCCTGCTTTCGGGCATTGTTCTTAACCTGGCCAACACCTCAGGCAATGGCTTGCTGTCACGCACCGCTGCAGGCGGCGTCGGTGTTTTAACGCTGACAGGCACGGCCAGTGAAATTGATGTAGCCAACGGCGATGGTGTAGGCGGCAATCCAACGATTGGATTGGCTGATGATCCTGTACTGCCAGGCACGGGATCAGTTCAGATCCCTGCAGGCACAACGGCTGAAAGATCGTCGCCACAAGACGGCATGATCCGTTACAACATCGATTACCCGCGGTTTGAAGGTGTCGTCGGAGGTGTTTGGACTAATGCATTAGGCGCTTCAGGCATCTCAGGATTCTCGGGAATAAGTGGCTTTTCAGGCCAATCAGGCTACTCAGGCTTTTCTGGCATCAGTGGCTATTCGGGCACGAGTGGGTTTTCTGGTACTTCAGGCTTTTCAGGCACGAGCGGCTTCTCAGGCACCTCTGGTTTTTCAGGCATTTCGGGCTTTTCGGGTATTAGTGGCTTTAGTGGTATCAGCGGATTTAGCGGTATTTCAGGGGTTTCAGGGTTCTCTGGCATTTCAGGGTATTCAGGGGCGAGTGGATTCTCGGGTACGAGTGGCTTTTCTGGGGTCAGCGGCTACTCAGGCTTCTCAGGCATTTCTGGCTTCTCAGGAATCTCGGGATTCAGCGGCCAATCTGGCTTTTCAGGCATAAGCGGGTTTTCTGGGATCAGCGGATTCTCAGGCGTCTCTGGCTTTAGTGGCATCTCTGGCTATTCGGGGTTCAGTGGCACCTCGGGCTTTTCAGGCTTTTCAGGATTCTCAGGTGCATCAGGTATTTCTGGCTTTAGTGGCACGAGTGGGTTTTCAGGCATCTCTGGCTTCAGTGGGCAATCAGGCTTTTCAGGCGCGTCTGGCATCTCCGGGTTCAGTGGAACGTCAGGGTTTAGTGGCATCTCAGGCTTCTCAGGTATCAGTGGGTTTTCAGGCGCCTCGGGCATTAGCGGGTTTTCCGGCGCTTCAGGAATTTCGGGCTTTTCTGGAATTTCGGGATTCAGTGGCATCTCAGGGTTTTCAGGTATTAGCGGCTTCTCAGGAACGCCACCTTCAACGGTGACAGTCACTGCAAGTGCTACGGCTGGCTATATTCTGTTTGCTGCTGCTACAAGTGGCAGTCAGTCAGTGCTTGCAGATGCAGGACTTGCTGTGGATGGCAGCACCAATGCAATTACTAGTGGCGTAGATGGTGGGACCTTCTGATGAAGTATTCAATTGTTATACCCACTTACAACCATTGTGAGGACCTGCTCAAGCCCTGCCTAGAGTCCATCTTCAAGTACACCGACATGACCGATGTTGAGTTGGTCATATCGGCCAATGGCTGTACGGATAATACAAAAGTCTATCTGGATGAACTGACGCAGCACTTTGCCAGCATCGGGTTTGAGAGTCATCTCAAGGTTGTATGGAATGAGCAGCCCTTGGGCTATTCAGGAGCGTGTAACGCTGGGATTGTGGCTACACGCACTGACAAAATTGTGCTGCTCAACAACGATACGGTGCTCCTGCCCCAGGAAAAGAGTCAGTGGCTGCACTTGCTTGACAACCCTTTTGTCAATCCAAAATGTGGCATTTCAGGGGTAATCAAAGGACCGTCAGAGCCTGCAGGCCGAGACTTCATTGTGTTTTTCTGCGTGATGATTCGCAGGCGCGTATTTAGCCAGATTGGTTTACTCAGCATGGACTTTGGTGTGGGTGGTGGTGAGGACACCGAGTTTTGCATTCGCGCTGAAGAGGCAGGCTTTGAGGTTACTGAATGCTCGCCAAAGCATTGGGATGGTACGCAGTACACGGGCGCGTTCCCAATTTATCACAAGGGTGAGGGGACGATGCTAGACCCTAGTCTCGTGGATAACTATCACGACATCTTTTTGCGTAACTCGCTCAAGCTTGCCAAACGCTTTAACCCTGAATGGTATCGGTGGCGCTTATCCAATCATTGGGAGCGTGCAGTCTTCTTGAAGGGCGATCCCGTTTACCCGCGGGAGACTACGCGCTATCAATGGGCTGCCAAGCATGTGAGGGGCGCAACCCTTTTAGAGATTGGTTGCTCAAGTGGTTACGGCGTGCAGTTTATGCCTAAAGGCATTCACTACACAGGGCTTGATTACGACCCGATCATCGTGGATGTGGCCAACGAGCAAGGCTGGAGTTCAAGTGCTCAGTTTATGCATGCTGACATCAACAAAGTTGAGCTTGGTCAGTACGACACAGTGATTGCTTTTGAAGTCATTGAGCATT